ATTAATAGAAAGTGCGTCTGTTTCTAGTGTACCATCAATATCAGCATTACCAGAAATGTCTAGTGATCCAGCATCCAACTCACCAGATAAAGTAAAGTTACGGATACCTGTATAGTCTTTATTAGAATCCAGTATCATTGCCTTAGAAGCAACGGCTGTACCTACTGCAGTAGAGCCAATATCCAAAGCATTAAGTTCACCTACTACAGCAGTAATACCGTCAAGGGCATTAAGTTCTGCTGCTGTAGAAGTAACATTAGTTCCACCAATATCTAATGTAGTCATCTGAACTTCACCAGCAACAGTAACAAGACCGTCAGCAACAGTAATTAAGTCAGTGTCATCAGTATGACCAATAGTTGTACCATTAATTAAAACATTATCAATATCTAAAGAACCGCCAGATATTAAACCAGTAGTAGTAATAGTGCTAGAACCAGTGTCTATATTACCAAAGCCAGATGTTATAGTGCCTGAGTTTAATGCTCCTGTTGTAACAATAGAAGAACCACCAACGCTTTTACCAGCCATATAAGTAGAAAGAGTATCTACGCTAGTCATACGCATTGTACCTGCGTCATTAATAAGTACACCATCACCGTCAGCTACAGCAGTAGTACCACGTGAAGTTCCACCATCAATAAGATTTATTTCAGCAGCAGTTGATGTAACTCCATCTAAAATATTAAGTTCAGCGGCTGTTGAAGTTACTCCATCTAAAATATTAAGTTCAGCAGCAGTTGAAGTTACCCCATCTAAAATGTTTAACTCTGCTGCAGTAGAAGTAACTGCTGTACCATTAATAGACAAGGCATCTGTTTCAAGAGTACCGTCTACGTCTACATTACCAGATACGTCCAGTGATCCTGCATCTAACTCGCCAGAAAGAGTAAAGTTTCTAACGCCAGTATAATCTTTATTAGAATCAAGCACCATTGCTTTAGAAGCAACAGCAGTACCTACTGCAGTGCTGCCTAAGTCTAATGCATTTAACTCTCCTACAACTGCAGTAATGCCATCTAAAGCATTTAACTCAGCAGCAGTAGAGGTTACACCATCTAAGATATTAAGTTCAGCAGCGGTTGATGTTACGCCATCTAGGATGTTTAACTCTGCTGCAGTTGATGTTACACCATCTAGGATGTTTAACTCTGCTGTAGTAGAAGTTACTCCATCAAGAAGATTTAACTCTGTAGCTGTTGAAGTTACTGCTACATCTTCATTAATTTTAGGGGAAGTTAAAGTTTTGTTTGTAAGTGTATCTGTTGATACTAATGATACTAAGGTTGAATTAGCACCCTCTGGTAATAACATAGTGTTTGTAGCACTTGCTGAGTGCGGTTGAGATTTAAGTATCTGCCCATGTGAATTAGACTCACAATTTAATTGTATTGCACCTGAATTGCCAGAACCCCCCGGTGATATAACTTTAACAATACCAGAACCTTTTGCTAATAAGTCTAAATCAATATTAGTATCACCACCTGTAGCCGACAATTTAGGACCATTACCTGAAGCAGCATTTGTTACATCAAATTGATTTACCGCAGAGCCAGTTGTTTGAAAAATAATTTGTTCATTACCACTTTCATCACCAATAAAGTGTGCATCATCAATTAAGATATTTTGAGAGTTAGTATCTAAATTACCACCTAGTTGTGGGCTAGTGTCTTCTACTAGATTAGAAATAGCACCAGAAGTAGCAAGACCAGAAACAATAGCACTTCTTGTAAGACGTTTAAGTCCACCTCCAGAAGTATCTATAGCAAGAAACACATCGTCATTTGCTACAGTACTAATTTCAGCTAAATCACCTAGCGTACTATTACTTACGTCAAGAATATTTAATTCTGCTGCTGTAGAAGTAACACCATCTAAAATGTTTAGTTCTTCAGGGGTAGAAGTAACAGCAGTGTTACTAGCTGCTGCTAATACTGGAACTGTACCACTTTGGTTTGGTAAATTAATAGTTCTGTCAGCGGTAGGGTCTACAATAGTAAGAGTAGTTTCATGTGCGTCAGCAGTTGCCCCTTCAAAAAGAACAGCGTTTTGTGCATTCATTGTTACTGTATCTACTACAGTAGTAGTGCCACCTACAGACAAGTCACCTGTAATAGTAAAGTTACGAATACCTGTGTAATCTTTATTGGAATCTAACACTACAGCCTTAGAAGCAATAGCTGTTCCTACTGCAGTACTTCCTAAATCTAGTGCATTAAGTTCGCCCACGACTGCAGTAATGCCATCTAAAGCATTAAGCTCTGCTGCGGTTGAAGTAACATTAGTGCCACCAATATCTAGTGTAGTTACAGATACTTCACCTGCTACGGTTACTACACCATCAGCAAGGGTAATTAAGTCTGTATCATCTGTATGACCAATAGTAGTACCATTAATAAGTACGTTGTCTATATCAAGTGATCCACCTGAAATAAGACCTGTAGTAGTAATTGTACTTGAACCACTATCTATATTGCCAAATCCAGATGTAATAGAACCTGAGTTTAATGCACCAGTAGAAGTAATACTAGTTGTAGTTACTCCATCTACATAGGCTTTAATAGACTGTTGACTTGCAATACCTGTTGCTGAGTTACTTGCAAAGTTATCTTCATCAAGAAATGCTTTACCATCAAGGATGTTTAACTCTGCTGCACTGGCATCTACTGCAGCTAATTTAGTTAAATCAGCCTGTACTAAACCAGAAACACCATCAAGTAGATTTAACTCTGCTGCAGTAGCAGTAACTGCTGTACCTGCAATAGAAAGAACATCTACTTCTGCTGTACCATCAATAAATAAATTACGCCACTGCTGGCTTGCAGAACCAAGATCATAAGTATCATCATCATCAGGTATAATACTTGAATCAACATTAGCACCAAACACAACATTATCAGAAGCAGAGTCACCAAGAGTAAGAGTACCACCGTTAAATGTAGTAGTACCTGTTACAACAAGATTACCTCCTACAGCTAAATTGCCAGATATGTCTACAGCACCATTTATGTCAATAGTGGTAGCTGCAATTTGTACTTCTGTGTCTGCTACAATGTCAAGCTGCCCGTCAGCACTAGAATTAATATAGATAGCAGTATCACGAAACTGTAGTTTTTCCGTAGACGCAATAAGTATATCATCAGAAAACTCAAAGTAATCCTCATCCTCCATCCACTTTAGTACACCGTCATTAGAACCACCATCAAACGTAAGAGTAACGTCAATAGTGTTATTTCCCAGTATAATGCCGGGAGTAATCAAACCACCAATAGCACCACCTTCTCCTGCCGTACCATCATGAGAGTGTCCAGTGGTAGCAGCAAAAGCAGCAACAAGTTGATCAAACTCTGTGTTAAACAGGTCTGCTGTAATTGTATCACCGTCAGTGAATGTTGATTGTCTTGTGTATGTAGAACCCATCTAACGTCTTGCTCCTAATTGATATTCTAGCTGAAACCCCTTGAGGGAATAGGGTGCAGTTTCCCCGCCATCATTAACTCTTAATACTACTGAAAAGCCTGAACCCTCTACTGCCTGTCTTACAAGGGGCTGTGAAGGACCACCAAAAATAAACTGAACTGCAGAAGATGAAGTACTAAACGATGACACCCCAAACAAAGCTGCAACATCTGTAGTGTCTAAAGCATAAGCAGCAGGTCTTGAAGAGTCAACGCTTTCGTTATCATACCTTACTAAAAGATCAGCGTCAATAGCTGACTCAGGTTTGTAGTTAATAATAACTCTTTGCATGTGCTTGCGTACACCAGTATCTCCAAAGCTCATGTCAGAACTTCTGTACTTTCCCAGTATAGCAGTACCATCAAATGTATTGCCTATCTCTTGTCGGTGTATGTAACCTTCAAAGTCACCATGTAGTACAAACGTATTGCCTGTTTCAACAAAGGTATCTGTAGATGCAGGTTTAACACCACGTATTTCTGAAAACTCAAACCCGTCCTGTTTTAATACACAAATAATACCTCTTGTTTGTGCATTAGACTGACCAGTTTTACTAAAGAATATTCTGTACTGTGTCTTATCTGCTATTACTACACTTTCAAACAAAGAACTGCTCTTAATGTTTTCATCAAAGATAGATTGTACATTTCTACTAATTGTACCCAGTTCAGTATCACCAATACGTGCAGTAGCAGCAACAGTACGTAGCCCATCAGGTCCAAGAAAAACTAAATCACCACCAAACTCTTGAATAGTATCACCGTTAATGCAACCAATACTTCTTGTAACAGCTTGAATAGCAAAATCAGAGGAGGTATTTCCTGTCAGTTTAAATATTCTGTTCTCACAAAAGATAAAAAGAGAATCACGAAAAACTTTTATACCTGTGATAGTGTCATCTACTCGTATGCTTCCTGCAGGATCAGAAGCACTAGCATCAAAACTATCTTCATCAAAACCTACACTAAAAACTAACTCTTCTGGCGTAGTACTTTTTCCTGCATAAAACATTCTGTTTGCAAAAGATGCCACAAATTTAGAACCCGCAACGGCAGAGGTACTTACATCTACTACATTCATAGATGAGTCAATAACTACAGGAGCATTAACCTCGTCAACAAGTATAATTTTTTCTGTACCATTAAAGTTAAACCGTTCAAAACGATACTTACCTGCATTAGTTCTGCCTGTATCTCGTTGTGTCCAGCTTTCTGAAACTTGTATGTTAGCAAGATGTTTAGCAGCACTAGTGCTATCTACTTGCCGTGTTACACCTGTAAAAGTGGGAGGGTCAGAAGAAGCATTAACCCCTGTGTAAGTAAAGCGTTCAACAGTAGTTTCTGTAATAGCCATTTCAAGAGTGCCACTACTAGAAAAACCTGCAACACTGTCTACGCCTATTGTGCCTGAACCTGTCATACTAGTGTTAGCTTCAATAATAGTACGTAGTTCAGCAGAAGCACCACTAAATATTTTTTCACCTCTAGCAGCAATATACTTATCTGCAAACTTAGCAATCATAAGTACTTTTTCACCAGAGCTAGAAGTCTGTGGTACAATCTGATTAATTAATTTTCTGTGACCATTGATACGTCTATAGCCACCCTCAACGTCAGGCTCAAAGTTTTCTAAAACTAAAGCCTCTCCCGGCTGCATAAGAAAAGTAGAACGGTTTTTAACTAAACCTCCTTCACAATTAAATGCTACTGGTTGTGATTGGGAGTTATCTGGCATTAACTAACCCCAGACATAAAGTTAGAAGAACCACGGGGTCTGTTTATTACAGTTGATCTAATGTAATCATACTTGTTAATCAGTAAGCTCTGCATGTTTTTAATACCCTGCTCAAAGCGACCAAAGTTTAACTGGTATTGATTTAATTCGCCTCTGTATTGGTATAGAAAAGAAGTCGCACCATCAACTACAACAGGTGCAAACCTATCAGGTATAGAAGTGATGTCACCATGTGCAGATAAGTCAGCAGGGAAAGTGTAGAAATCAAATACTAATGTATAAGCCTGATCAGGGTAGGGATACAGAAGGTAGTTGTTGTCAGGGGTACGTACAATGCTTCTAGGTACACCTCCTGAGTCAAACTGCGTAACTGCAACCCCACTTGAATATGCAGCAGCAGTAGTGCTATTAGCGCCACGTGTGCAGCCTGTAATGTCATTACCAGATACTGCAGTGTAAGTGACTTGCTCACTACCTATATAAA